ACGAGTCTGCTTGGCGATCTGGTTAGCTTCACGCTCTAGCTGGAACATTAGACCCTTGAACTTTTCAACTGACCAACGACCGTTTGAGTCAGTATCAAGATCGAAGACACCAGCTGTAGTAACGTTATCCTGAGCGCCAGCTTCAGCAGTGAAGTTAATAGTACGAACAACTTCACGGTTGATTTCGGCTAGGATTTCAGCTGATAGAATATTGGCTAGTTCTGTTTCAGCGTCTAGACCATGGATTGCCTTAAGATCCTGAGCAAGTTCCATAGTATACTCTGCCTTTAGAGCACGAGTGTTAGCAGTTACAGTAACCTTCTCAATTGAGAATGCCATCTGTGGGAAAGCTGTATTTGAATCAGTTCCAAGAGCTTCAGCCTGGAAAGTTGACATACCAGCACCAGTGTTATATGTATTAACAGCTGTTAGTGGTGTAGTGTTAGTAGCACCTGGAATTGTACCAACGAACTTCTGACCGAAGGTGTTAGCGCCAGATGTAACAGAAGAGAACTGAGTGTTAACTTCGTTATAGAATGTTTCTGCGCCAGCGTTGTTATAGCTAGTTGTATTAGCATAACGTGAACGCATAGCGAAAATGAGGCCAGTTGGGCCAGTCATTGGCTGAACGCCGCAGATGTCGTAAGCAATTAGATTTGGCATTGCACGACGAACTAGAGAAATAAGAACTGGATCGAAAGTATCGATGCCGCCTGTTCCCTGAGTTGAGCTTGAAGCGCCCATTAGGTTTGTGTGAACAAGTGAACTTGTTTCTGTTAGTGTCTGATAGTCACCATGAGCTGCTGATTCACGGAGAGCCTTCTCTGTGTTCTCAAGCATAACTGCTGTGACTGAACGGCGGTGCTGGTCCTTAATGGCGCCAAGAGCGTCATGGTCTAGGACTGGAGCCCACTTGTTTTGAATTTCCTCAGCTAGATACATTTAGGTTTTCCTTTCTTAGAAATACACTTTATCTTATTTATAATATATTACTTTTTAACTGTTCTGGAGATAGCGTCTAGATAGCGACCAACTGTTGGATCGATATTCTTAGTTACAGCTACTTCTCCTTCAAATGTTTCTTCTTCAATTGAAGAACTTGAAGTTGCTTCATTCTTAAAGTAGTTTTCCTTGACAATCATTAGCTTCTTAGCATAAACGTCAAGATCGCCGTCGAACTCAATTCCTTCAACTAGAGCAGCAAACTTTTCTTGTTGTGTCAATGCTAGATCGGAAGCAAGACTCTCAACGATATCCTGTCTTTCGTTCTCAACAACAAAGTTTCTTAGCTCAACGTTTTCTGTAATTGTTTCGTCAAGTTTTGCTTCTAGAGCTTCAACCTTCTCAGCCATAGCCTCTAGAACATCAACCTTTTCTTCTGGGACACTGATGTAGTGTTCAGCGAATAGGTTCTTCAATCCTTCCATGAACTCTTCAGCAAGTTCATTACGTAGGGTTGATTCGATAGCTACTTCGTTTTCTTTCATCCAGTTCTCAACAACATAATCGAGATATGTGTCGAGCTTTGATGTCATCTCTTCAGCAATTGAAGAAACTTCTTCCTGTAGCTTTGTTTCAAATTCTTCTTCAAGACGTGTCTGCTCTGCAATAACTCTTACGGAAACTGCAGCTTCGAATAGAGTAGCAACGTTGTCTTTAAATTCTTCTGATAGATCCTGACCGTTAAACATTTCTTCAATGTCTTCGCGGACATTTAGTTTTGGCATAGCATCACGTGTCTTTGGAGCTGACTTAGCAGTTGCATCAGATGGCTTCATGTCAATAGTTGACTGATTGTGACCTGACTTATCACCAACACCCCAATCCTTACCTGGACCATACTGAGCTTGAACCTGATTGAAGAAATCGACAAGATCTGACTTACCCATGCCAGCCATAACATTCATTACTGAAGTCATTGCTTTCAATTTTGGCATTGGATCTGAATGACGTGCAGCTGGATGAAGTGAAGATGCAGCAAGAGTTTCCTCATCAACTGTTTCCTCTCCCATCTTCTTGCAAGAAGATTCCTTTTCTTCTTTTTCCTCTTCCTCTTCTTCCTCATGATGCTTCTTCTTGCCCTTTACCTTGGCTTCCTCAAGAGCATTTAGAGCTTCAAGATCGAATTCTTCGTTATTAGCCATTTAAATAGTCTCCTATTAAAGAAATTTACAATTATTTATAATTTTTTGTTTTTTACGATTAGAGAAGTGAGATAGTTCTCAAATATGTTCAATTTCTGTTCTTCAAGTTGTCTTTTACTCAAAGAATGAATATTCTTCTTTATTTCATGAAGTTTTTCTTCATGCCACGAACCTTTGACTGGGTCGTAAATCCATTCAACGTTTTCCATAATACCATTTACGAAACATCCTGGTCCACTGGGATCAGAAACAATATCAACTGTTGAAAGTTTGAAATCAGGTTGAACGATCATGGCGCCATTTGATTCTTTTAATGAACCCATACCACGTGTAGAAACGCCAAGTTGTCCGCCTGATTCTAGGAGACCACGAGCAATCTCACCCATAGGGGTTGATGTAATTTTGGCCTTACCGTTCACATAGTTACCATCCCACTTTAATTCGGTAATGATATGAGAAACACGATCTAGATTGATAGTTGGACCTGATGGATGATTTAATTCGCCGAATGCTCTTTTTGCATTAACTACTTCACGAATATATCTTGACACTTCGTTTTCAAGAATATCTTTCTTATACAATCTACCGTTTTTATTTTTCTCTTCAGCAGTCATAAAGCGTCCCATAATATAATGGTGCTTCTTACCGTCTTCAGATCTTTCGGTAATATATTGAGTGTCTTCGTTTAATTCGGCGATGAGTTTCATCTGTTATCCTCTGTATGCTACTGGAGTTGCTAATAGGCCAGTGCCTTGTAAACCGTCTGTTAAACCTTTAGCAACAATGACAGGTGCTGTATTGGTTACAGTTGTATTAGCATAAACAACACCATTTGCGTATGAAATATTTAAAACTGCTGCAGCGCCAGTAGCAACCACTCTACAAAGATTAGCAGTATTTGAAAAAGTGTTAGCTGTTGAAATGCTAACCTCTGGTCCTAAAAGTTTTATAACCATTATAAAGTCCCCACATCTAGTCTACCTGTTGACCATCCAGCAGCACCGGGGCCAGCATAATCAGTATTAGTTGCTGGGCCAGATTCAGATTGGCCGTGCATTTTCCACGCTTTAGCGTATAGAACTTGCGTTCCTTTTTCTTTACCATACTGTTTAATGAAACGCTCTTTGTTTGACTTGATCCAAGATTCAATTTTTTTGCTTGGTGGAGCGACTTCTTGGATATCTTCTTCTTTTAGCTTTGCCTTTCCGGGTGGCAGTTTAGTAACCTTAACACCTTTAGAAAGTTTTTCGGCTTCTGCTCTGGCTTGCGCTTTTGGAGTTCCGCCTTTTGGTAATGGGTGTGGGTCTTGAAAAGTAACTTTACCTGCTTTAGAAGAGGCCCAACCTCTTTTAGCTCCCATGCCAAAAGTTGAACGATACTGAGAAGCTTCTTTTACTGAATGCTTTTTATCGGTAAGCATTTTCTTGCCTTTATATCTTGGTTCTTGATCGGAACCAGATGGGCAAGCAGCTTCGCCGTGAACTTCGCACATCACACCTTCATTGGTTTGATTACATGCAGCTTCATAAACTCCATCTTTCTGGAATTTATACTTTGAAGTCTTTTCGCCGCCGCCCTTCTTACCCTTGAATGCAGCTTCTGCATCATATGGGTAATCATGAGTCTCAGTGTCATGTTTCTTTACAAAGGCAACGCCATCTTTAGCATTCCACTGATATAAATTCTTATCGTCAATATCTGGCGGAGCAACTGTAGTTTTATTTACTCCAGCGAACTGGCCTTTACCAGCAATATCTCTAAGTTTCTTCGCCATTATCCTCTTCCTCTGAGTTATCTAATTCTGGTTCTTGTTCTTCAGCGTCATCTTCATATTCGACTTCTGGTTCGTAACCATACATCTGTTGAGCAATTTGTATTTTCTTATTCTCAATAGCTGTAGAGATACGATCAACAATCAAGTCATTAAATGCTGCTTCAAAATCTGTTGGCTTCTGATCTAATGCAGAAATAACTAAGTCATCTAATTCATATTTATTAACGTCAGTCATTTACATTCATCCTTTATTATTGTTCTGTAGCTCTAACAGAACCTCTTTGTACTAGTTCTGGATT